TAGATAATTCCATTGACCTGGTTGGAAATCTTGTACTCGTTGTCCAGTTTCTACATCATCGCCAATTAATTCTCCTTCATTATTTTGCACAAAACCCATGATGCTTGCGGCTGCTCTTGCTCTGATAACAGCAGCTTCTTCGTAGCCTTGTAATTGGTGGGCATCAGCCATCACGCTATGGAACCAAGGAACACCTCTGTTTTGGCCTGGTCTTTCAGGCATAAACAAATGAATTACATCTTTTGCTGGCAAGAAAATATGATCTTTACCTGCATTTGGCGCATTTAAGTAATAAGCATCGCCTGGATGTCTAGTTAAAATCGCATACCTTGTGGGCCTCCCCCACTCATCAACTTCCACACCATTTCTCCACTCATTATTTTTTGCAGTTACCTTGCCGTTGTATTCCTCATCCAATAAATCACTTTCAATTAACTGAAGAGCTAAAGGAACACCACCACTTCCAAACGGTTTACGAACAATTCTAAATATTGCCTCTCCAGATTCAGGTAATGCTCCAGTTGCTAACCATTCAAACTGGTGGAAGCTGTGACGACCTGCTGTATCACAATTCTCTGGCCTACACCAATCAGCCCATGCTTCTTCAATTGCTTTATTAGTTTTTTGATCTCTTTTGTTACCTCTTACTTGCGTAACTAAAGACTGAAACTTCATTCCAGTTCCAACAACATTTATCTGTGTTGTTCTTTTTGCTTGCTTGGCATAGGGATTATTCCTAACCATCTCCCTACTTCTATCTCTCAGCTTTCTCAGGCTTCCTCTAATTTCTGCATCAGCACTCAACTGGCTACTCATCCAATTAGCCGTCAAGCGATCTGAAGTTGCACCTGCATACGCTCTAATTTGTCGCCTTGGCCTAACTATGTCTGAAACAGCAGATTGAGCGAACCCATCTCCTGAAGACCAAAGACCTTTCCAAGCATTTACAATTCCCATTGGTTTTCTCAGTTAAAGCGAACAAACAAATTACGAGGATTGCCAAGACCATTGGCTATTTTTTCTTTAGTTTCCTCTCTAGCTAATTCAGCCTTTAATTTGGCTTCTAGCTGAAATAATTCTGCTAAATCATATTTTTTAGCACTTCTACTTCCAATTTTATATTCTTTTACTCCACCGCCACTAGCTACTGTTCTAATTGCAGTTTGAACTTGCTCTAAATCTTTTCTTATCTGACTTCTACCGTCATAAGCAGCAGCCGTACCTGTATAAACAAGAGAAGGTAAAACTTCAAACTGCCCACTTAATATTGTTTGCTTTTCTTGTCCAGATTTAGCTGCAACTGCTTGGAAATACCAATCTCCAGCGTCAAAATTAGCTGTAACAGTCGATGCAACCGTAAATTGCCAACCAGATAGATACGCTGTGCTAGTAACAGTTGCCCCTTCAGCAGCAGTATTTGTCCTCAAATAATAAGTAACACTCCACTCTGTACTGGTGATTGCATTACCAAATACATCTTGTGTCTCCGAATCTCGCCATTGGAGTATGTCTCCAGCACGAACTTTAGAAGGAATAGTCATGTTTAATCACCAATTAGCGACAAAACTACGCTTTTTAGCTGCTTTTTGTCTCCCTGATCTTAGCGGAACCTCCTGCTTAGGCTCTTCAGGGTTACGCTTCTTTTCTAATTGATCCCAAATTGTTCTTCGGTCATATCTTTGTTTAAATCTGCAAAACGCAGCGTAGGCATAGACCATTTCATCTAATGCTTCATTTCTAGCATTGCTTTTCTTAACCCAAATTCGTTCTTGATAGCCATGTTTGTATCGCAACACTTGGCGTTCGGCTGTTAACTCTTGAAAGTAATCGGTGGTGATTGTTGGATAGAAATGTATATAACCATCACCTAATTCAGCGTCTTTCAACCTGTTATGTAGTGTTGTCTTTATAGTATCAACCCCAACAGGGAATAATTGAACGCCTTTCCTTAATGACTTTCCTGAAAAATTTATATCTACTTTTGTTGGTTTGCCTATCGGTGGTTTACCTTTCTGCCCCATACCCTTAATCCCAATTAATCCTAAGTGAGATCTTTCTCTAACGTACTGATAAACCTCTTGAGTAAAGTGACCTCCAGTGTCGATTGCTGCTGAGTCAATTTTTAATTCAACGCCATCTTCATTTTTATATTTATCCATTAATACTTCATCCATTTGCTTCCATAAATCTGCTCTAGCTGGAGAACCATAAATAACTTTTCGATCTACTAAATACATTTCCTCATTACGACCTATCCCCCAGAGACTCATAGACAATCTATCGTCTTGAACGTCGCATCCAAGACTCAACATAAGAACTTCTTTTGGAGGTACACCTTTTTCGTATTTTTCAACGGCTGCTCTCTCCATCAATCCATCAGCACCAACCTTACTTGCGTATTCATCTTCCCAACACTCACCCAATGTTGTATTAATCCATGTCTTTAATTGTTCTGGATCATTCTTGCTAAGCAAAAACTCTTCTACTAAATTCGACCACTCTGCATTTGGTGAATAAGAATAAGCCGCCCAAATATGAAATCCAGCATGACGACCATTACCTGGTTGTGTTGCTCTCCACTCACCACGCTCAACCATCCATCTTTTCTTACTGTGAGGAATTAATGCACCACATTCTTCACACGCATAAGAAGCTGTTAATGGATCATTATCTTGCCAACGCATATTTGCCCAACGCAAATATTGCATGTGACCACAATGACAGCATGGAACGTAGTATCTACGCTGATCCGACTGATCAAACAATCTTTCTATTCTTGAGAAATCTTTAATAGTCGGTGTACTACCAGCAACTATTTTTCTATTCCAAAAATATTGCGTTCTAGCTATACCAAGCTTGATTTGATCTCCTTCAGTACCAGCCGATGCAGGATAGCCATCCGTTTCATCGAACAGAACTATTCTTCTACTTACTCTCCTGAAGCCTCTAGCACTATTTGCACCTACTAAAGATAAAACTCCACCAGGAAATTGTTTCTGTAAAATTGTATTATTACTATCTCTTGTTTTAGCATCACTGACTAAATTTGTTAAGACTTTAGTATCCCTAATCATAGGTGCTATCTCTTCTTTGCTATACCCAGCGGCATCCTCAATTGTTGGTTGCACTACCATTATTCCGCAGGGGTCCTGGTGGATATGGTAAGCAATAATGTGATTTAAAATTTTAGAATATCCAACCCTAGCTGATTTCATTACCGTAACTTGTTCAATCTTAGGATCAGTAATTGCATCCATCATCGCCTTCTGGTAGGGCAAAGTGTGCCATCTTCCACCTTCAGCACTTGACTCAGCACTTAAATACGCATATTCATCAGCCCACTCACTAAGAGTTAACTTTTTAGGTGGCTTGAAAGCTGCATAAGCACTTTTTTCTAATTCAGAAATACTGGTCATTATGTGTTTTGTATTTTAGTTAATTTTATTTCTGAAAAAAAAGTTTGTTTTTCAAACCATTCTTTCATGTCCATATTTTTTTTACTTTGATTACACGAACGACAAGAGGGAATTATATTTTTTAAAGTATGAGTCCCATTATTTTTCTTAGATACAATGTGATCTATTTCTAGCCAATTTTTTTGTTTTATATCGAAAAAATCTAAATCCACACCACAATATGCACATTTATTATTAAAAACATTTATTTTGTTGATTATATTTTTATAATTAATTTTTTCAACAAAGTTATTATTGTCTCTAAATTTTTGCCTAGATCTTTGTTCTCTATTAGCGATGCTACCTTCAAAAGTTTGATTTCTTTTAGTAGCTTTAGAAATATAATATTCTTTATTATTTATATAATGTTTATCACTTTGAACTTTTTTACAACAAACACATCTGCCGTTTTTCCTGTTAGTTGGCTTAGCTCTAATAGATTTACCAGTATTTAAGTATTCGTGATTACTCTTACATAAATCACCAAGATAATCTTCTTCGTCAAGACCTCGTTCATCAATCCACTGTTTTATATCTGTCATGCTGCTTGTGGTTCAGCTAATTCTTCCAAAGCTTCTCTAACAATGTCATCTAAGTGACTCATTGCATTGGTGTCTAAATCAGGAATCCTTTGTTTCGCCTTTGTTGGTACACCTAATAACTTGGTTCTTGCTGTAGCAATGATATTTTCCCAACTTGTACGCACTTCATCCATTGAAACCAAGTCATCTTCCTTCTGTTTACGCTCTAGCTCTAATAATTCAGCCCTTAAATGTTCAGTCCTAGCTCTACTCTCGTCATACTCAGGTATTGATTCATTTGTTCTGCTATTCCTTGGTTTATTAGTGCCGACCTTGGAAACCCTTGGCCCTGCTGACTTTTTCTTTAATTCATCCCACATTGTATCGCTGTTAATCAATATATTTCCTTTTGCATCTTCCATCGCAGTCAACTTGCCCCTTTTTATGGACATGTAAACCGATTGCAAAGTCACTCCTAATTGCTCCGCTGCTTCCTTGCGTGAAATAAGTGGCATGTAACAGAATCGTATGTTTGTTACATTAGCGCATCTTGTTACATGTGCTATAATGTTCGGCCTTTACTAGCGTCTTAGATAAAAAATTCTTATCCTTTAACATCTTTAACAAACTAAGTAGACTTGTGCCTAGAAAAATTTTGCGACTCGAAACTATCC